CACTAGCACTGGCGTGGACTTCAACGAGGTTGGTGGATAAGGCATACATAAACAGAAGGAGTAACCATGCCAGTAGAACCCACTAACAACATTTCAGGGTTTGTAAACGCCTTTTCAGGCGGTGGTGTACGCACGAATCTGTTCGTCGTAAACGGCGTAATACCCGGTTTCAGCGACACTCGTGCCATCTCGTTCTTGTGTAAAGCGGCGCAGATTCCTGCGTCTTCGCTTGGCACAATTGAAGTTCCGTACCGTGGTCGCCGCATCAAGATTCCAGGCGACCGCGTGTTCCAAGACTGGAGCCTCACCATTATTTCAGACGCAAACCTCAAACTACGGTCTGCGTTTGAATTTTGGAGTGCTCGTTTCAACAGCCACGTTGCAAACATTTCAGACGTGAACTTCATGCAGTTCATGCCTACTTGGTCGGTGACCCAGTTGAAGCGCGACGGCGAAGCACTGCGTACCTACAACTTTGTTGGCTGCTTCCCCAGCGAAGTAGGCACAATTGACTTGTCGTATGAAAACAACGACCAAATTGCCGAGTTCCCTGTGACTCTTAACTACTCGTGGTGGGAAGCCGCTGAAGGTGCTGCTGTTCCTGCCACTGGTACTGGTCAGGAGAACATCTCTGCTCTCCTACAGCAGGCGGGCATAAATATCGGCAGTGGTTTCTGATACACAACTTCTTTGACAGGATTCTACATTTATGCCAATCAATCTGCCATTTGGGTTCGTTTTAGGTAGAACAGGGGGGGTTCCGAAACAAGAGGATCGGAAAACCCCCTCTTTTGTCGCTCCGGATTACGATGACGGAGCAGTGCCAATTGAAGTGGGCGGGTACTACGGTGCCTTTGTTGACTTTGACGGCACGATCAAAAACGACATTGATCTCATACACAAGTACCGCGACATGGCAATCCACCCTGAAGTGGAAACTGCCATTGCAGACATCTGCAACGAGTCTATTGTGTACAGTGACGCACTTGAAACGGTGAAGATCGACACTGGAGACATCAAGCAGAGCAAGTCCATCAAGGACAAGATTGAAGAAGAGTTCCAAGAGGTGCTTGCTCTACTGGATTTTTCTCGTCGTGGTTACGAGATTTTCCGCAAGTGGTACATTGACAGTCGATTGTACTACCACGTCATTGTGGACGAGAGCAACAAGAAGAAGGGCATCAAGGAACTGCGTCCCATTGATCCGGTAAAAATCCGCAAGATACGCAGCATCAAGAAGAAGCCCCTTGTAAAGGATGCAACCAAGCGTCCGTCGTCCATACAGATCATTGACTCTGTTGAAGAGTTCTATGTGTACAACGACAAGGAGCCTAACTCTGCTGCGGTAAGCATGGAAGGCTTGAAGATCAGCCCTGATGCCATTTGCTTTGTGCACTCGGGGCTGTTTGACTCGTCTCGCAAGCGAGTCATTGGTTACCTACACAAAGCCATCAAAGCACTGAACCAGTTGCGCATGATTGAAGACGCAGTGGTGATCTACCGAATCACCCGCGCTCCTGAACGCCGCGTGTTCTACGTGGACGTTGGAAACTTGCCCAAGCAGAAAGCAGAAGAGTACGTTCGGGGGCTGATGAATCGCTACCGCAACAAACTCATGTATGACCCCAACACGGGTGAAGTTGCAGACGGTCGCAAGCATATGTCCATGCTTGAAGACTTTTGGATGCCACGGCGTGAGGGCGGCAAGGGCACGGAAATTTCCACGCTTGCAGGGGGTCAGAACCTTGCAGAGATGGACGACGTAAAGTACTTCCAAAAGAAACTGTTCCAGGCACTGAACGTGCCGTCGTCCAGACTGGAAGAGTCCACAGGATTCAATCTTGGTCGCGCATCAGAAATTTCGCGCGACGAAGTAAAGTTCTTCAAGTTCATTGAACGACTCCGTATGAAGTTCTCTGAACTGTTCCTTGAACTGCTGCGTGTCCAGTTGATTCTGAAGGGCATCATCAAGGAGAGCGAGTGGCAGGACATTGAAGGCAAACTACGGTTTGAGTTCATCAAGGACTCGCACTTCAGTGAACTGAAAGAGAACGAGATTCTGAAGGAACGTCTGCTGTCGTGCCGTGACGCAGAGGATTTTGTGGGCAAGTACTTCTCCCGCGAGTGGGTACGCAAGCACGTTCTGCGGCAGACAGAAGACGACATCGAGCAGATCGACAAGCAGATAGAAGAAGAGCAAGCCAGTGGCGCAATTGCACCTCCCGAAGGCGCAGCCCCACCGCAAGAAGCGGAAGCACCACAAGGTGAACCGCAGCCTGTCCCACAGTCTGCTCCTGCTTCAGGAGCACAGGAACCTGAAATCACCATTGGGGAGATTGATCCAGGTGTGGATGAAGAAGACGTGAACGACTAAAGGAGACTCCCGTGGATTCACTAGATATCTCGTATTCTGAGTTCAAAAATGCAATACACTCCTCGCTGGCAGAGCGGTTACGCGAACGCCTTGCCCGTGAGAAGCAGATTATTTCAAACACAATTTTGGGTGATTCGGAAGAAGACACCACGCCAGAAACCCAGTCAAACGCAGACGACAACTAAATAATCTGTCACGAAAGGACGCTCATGGACACCAATCGCAAAATAGTACAAGCCCTGTTGTTGAAAGACTACGCAAGCCTCAAGGAGAGCGTGTTTTCTTTGCTGTACGCCAAGGCATCAGTCGCTCTTGATGAGGCTCGGGTTGCCGTGGCTAACGCCGTATTCAACGAAGCCTCGGAAATCAAACCTAGTCCTGAACGAGCAGCCCGTGTGAAGCGTGAGATCGGAAAGCCGTTGATGTACGCAGGAAAGAAAGCAGGGACCACTGGAATCAGAACTGCGGAGGGCAAACTAAAAGAAGCCACCGAGCAGATTGAGGAAGACCTACAGACTCCTGAGCGTGAAAAACAAATGAAGAGAAGAATAACCAGATTGAAAGATCGTATTGATGATACTCACAATGAAGTAGAAGCCCATGATAACGCACCTGAAAATTTGGGTTGGAGAGGAGTGGAGCGTGGAGAAAAACGGCTCAGAAAACTAGGAGATAAATTGGATAGAGCAAGAGCAAAAAATGCAAGAGAAAAGCAAAGCAGTAAAGTTTATGGTATTGGTGGCAAAGTAGTGAAGGAAGCCACCAAGCAATTAGATGAGGTGTCGCCTCCTGATATGGAGAAGATGACAGGCTCCAAGAAGACCAAGGCTTCGTTCACCAAGCAGTACGGTAAGCGGGGCAAGAGCGTCATGTACGCCACCGCTTGGAAACTCCACAACAAGAAGGCGGGCAAGGACTAATGAAACTCATTACCGAAACCGTACAGGACATCAACATTCTGACCGAAACAAAGGATGGACAGAAGCACTACTTCATTGAAGGCGTGTTCATGCAGGCTGAAGCAAAGAATCGCAACGGTCGCGTGTATCCAATGGCTGTGATGGAGAAGGAACTCGGTCGGTATGAGAACGAATATGTGAAGACGAACCGCGCTATGGGCGAACTGGGTCACCCCGAAGGACCGACCGTGAACCTTGAGCGCGTTTCGCACCTCATCAAGGACTTGCGCCTTGAGGGAAACGATGTGTACGGCAAAGCCAAGATTCTTGACACTCCATACGGCAAGATTGTCCGTAACCTGATTGATGAGGGCGTGAAACTGGGTGTTTCGTCCCGTGGCATGGGTTCGCTGAAGGAACAGGACGGGGTGAATGTTGTACAGGAAGACTTCATGCTTGCAGCCGTGGATGTGGTGGCAGACCCGTCTGCTCCCAACGCGTTCGTGAACGGTATCATGGAAGGACGGGAATGGATTTGGGACAACGGTGTTCTAAAGCCCGTTGTGATTGAATCGTACAAGAAAGCAATTCAAAATACGCCTGCCCATAAACTGGAGGAGCAGGCACTACGCGTATTCAAAGACTTCATCTCAAGACTCTGATAGAGATACATAAATAGAACCAAGGAGAACCCAGTCATGGCAAACGATAAGATCGAAGATGTAATCCGAAAGGTAGTTCTAGGCGAATCCTTCATGGCAGAGGAGCAAGACGCTGTTCCTGGTCCTGGAGACGACGAAGACACCATTGAGGACGGTGACGACGAATTCTTCGAGGAAGAAGTAGTCGATGACGAAGAAGTCATTGACGAAGAAGTCCTTGATGAAGCCAAGGACGAAGACGAAGACGAGGAAGAAGAAGAGGAAGAAGAGGACGAGGACGAAGACGAGGAAGAAGACGAGGAAGAAGAGGACGAAGGCAAGAAGGGCAAAGGCAAGATGCCCGCTTTCCTCAAGTCTAAGTTCAAGAAGAAGATGGACGAAGCCGCTTCGGACTACTCGGACAAGAAACTGTACCAGACTGCCAACGGCAAG